GTCGTCGCCGGTCGACCTGCTCTCGCGCGACGAGGCTGCGGCGTTCTGCGGCGTGTCCGTCGCGAGCTTCATGCGGCACGTGGCGCCGTCGCTGGCCGCGGTGCGAATTGGAAACCGAGTGCTCTACGACAGAGGAGACATCGCGCAATGGGTCGTCGACCAGAAGGCTTCAAGGTCAGCGCGCGGGGCGGCGGCTGGTACTACGTCCGCTTCACGCACCAGGGTCGCGAGCACTTTGTCTCCACTGGAGAGACAGATCCTCGCGCGGCTCACGACGCCGCGGCGCAGATCTACGCCGACACCGTAGCGGGCAAGGCGCGCACTGCGAAGACCGCACGCGGCCGCTCGAAGGAGCCGCTGGCGACGCTGATCGCGAAGTGGATCGCCAGCATCACCGGCGTACTCGACGAGCGCACCGTGGAGACGTACGCGACGAGCTACGCGCAGAACAAGTGGCTGGTGCGCTGGTCGACGCTCGCCGCGATGGCCGATGACTCGGCGCTCGCGACGTACCGCGACGAGCGGCTGCGTGGCGCACTGGCGAAGACGTTGCGCAAGGAACTCAGCGCGATGTTCGGGTCGTTCTTCCAGTGGTGTGTGGACCACGGCCACCTGACTGAAGACTCGGTGCCGCGTCGGCCGCGCATCGGAAAGAAAACGAAGGGGCGTCGCGTCGGCCCGCAGCGCGAGCATGCGCCGCAGTACTCGGAGAAGCAGATCGAGAATGCGCTCGCGGCCCTTCCCCTCCGCGGCCGGTCGCTTGGCGGCAGGCCGGGTTACCCGCACCGCGCGCGCTGGGCCGTCGAATACGACACGGGGCTGCGCCCTGCGACCATCGAAGCGCTGGTGTGGAGCGACTGGAAGGGCGCCACCATGACTGTCCGCAGCGAGGTCGACAAGGCCCGCTTCGGCCGCGATGTTCCGCTCACCAGACGCGTGCAGCGTTTGCTGGCCGCTCTGTTGGACGAGACGAATGGGCACGCGGTGCGCGACGATCTCATCTTCGGCAAGGTGGACGCGCGCGCCGCGCTGGCCGCTGCAGCGAAGGTGGCTGGCCTGCCCTCGCTGGCGCCGTACGACTTCCGCCACGCGCGGGCGACACATCTCGTGGACAGCAAGGCGTCGATCACCGGCGTGGCGTACCTGCTAGGCGACTCGGCCGAGACCACGGCCAAACGCTACGTGCACTCGGGGCCCGAGGCGGCACGGGCGGCGCTCGGTGCGGGCGTGAAGACGAAAGGGAAGAAGCGATGAGCGAGCCGCTGAACGGTAAACAATTTGCCGAGCACCTTGGCGTTCCGCACGGGACTATCAAGCGATGGCTCTCGGAGGGCCTGCCCGCCAGACGAGTGGGCAACCGTGTCTTCATCGAGCCGGACAACGCTCGGGCCTGGGTGGAGCGCCGATTCCCTCACTCGATAGCGTTCGCCGGGGAGCGCTCACTCTACGTGGTTCAGCGCACGACGGACGGCGCCATCAAGGTGGGGTGGACTGGAGACGTTCCTCGCCGGTGCAAGGAGCTCGCGAAAGAGCACCAGACAGCCGTTCGCCTGCTTTTGGTCTACCCGGGCAAGCGCTCGGATGAGCAGGCACTACATCGGGAGCTCGCTCAATTCAGCCTCGGGGGTGAGTGGTTCTGGCCGGCCGCCTGGGATGCCATCCGGGAGAAAGTATCCGTGCAATTCACGTGCATCCAGGCGGCCTCATGAGTGCGAAGGACGAGAGTCGAACTCGTACAGGAGTTACCCTACTGGAACCTGAATCCAGCAAGAATGCTGGAAACATCGGGAAAACAGCGGGTGAAGGTGGCCTAGAGGCATCAGAAAACATCAGCGCATCGCCTGATATCCGTGCGACTGCACGGGAATTCACTCCGCCCCCATGTCGGACGTGCCACGGCAACGGCGGGTCGTTCACCTATCCGGGTCGCTCGTGGCTGGCGTGCGGAGACTGCCGTGGAAGCGGCCTGGCTGGAGTACGGCCAATCGCCATCGAGGCGCAGCCGCCGACCACTGCGCACGACGGACCCGAAGGCGTGGCGTGCGATCCGGGTCCGGTCGCTACCACGCAGTCGTCGCTCGATGCCATCAAGCGTGCATACGCGCGAGTCGTTCGCCCCACTGCGGCGAGCCATTACTCGAGTGACCCGCTACTCGCCGCGATCAAACGCAAGCGGGTGAAGCCGTGAGCTGCCTTGTGTGTCCCGGCTGCTGCAGGCCCCTGCACGACGGGCGGTGCGGCCCGGTGCGTGCTGTCAGCTGCCCGGGCGGGACGCCAACATCCGCGCTTGCCGAGATGTGGCGGCGTAAGGAATTGGGCGACGCACGCGCATACGTCCGTGTCCTCGACGTCGCTGGTTACTTTGACGCGCCCGACGCGCCATACGTGGCGGAAGAAGACGACGCGGACTGGAGGCTCCCGTGAGCGTCGGCCGCATTCGCCACGCGGGTGACTGCCCGCAGCCCGGCTGCGTGATGGCTGCTGGCCACACCGAGGCGTGTCGCGGCGAGCATAACGGCATGGCGGTGCGCCTCGACGAGATACCGCCGCAGGTCGACGCGCGCGACGAGGAGATCGCGGAGCTGCGGCGGCGATGCGCGCTCTACGCGGGCGCGGTGCGGCGGCTGCTGGGCGCTCTGCGTGACGTGGAGCGCGTGAACGTGGCGGGTGTGCTGGGCGATGTCGAGCATGTGCTGGAAAGCGAGGGGCGATGAAAGCGACGAACTACATCAAGGTCACCAGGTCGAAGCGCACGGTGCGCGAGGGCGTCGACGTGGACGGCATCCCGGTGCGCTCGGACACGACGCTCTTCTTCTTCGATGGTGACGACGAGGACGACCTGCGTCGCAAGTGGCATCTCGCCAGCGCGCACCAGGATCGCATGGGCGGCACCGTCTCGCTCTATCGCCAGCCGGTGCATCGCGGTGTCTGGGACTTCGCGCCGATTATCGGGGTGACGTCGTGAGGGCGCCGATGGGTGTTGTGAGGCAGATGTGCCGGCGCGGCCACGAGCGTATCGGCCGCTGTCGGCGGTGCATCAGTGAGCGTAGTGCGCGCAACTGGAAGGCGAGGCAGGTGACGCCGGTCGCCGCACTGGCCGGTCACTTCCCTGCGCTGCCGCCGACGCCAGCGCCAAGCGGTGGACGCGTGCCCGTGCGTGCGGTGAAGCGCGGCGACAACGCGGCTCACCAGGCGCACCCGACAGAGACGAGCGCGATGGGACGGAAGACGAGTTACGGCGAAAGGATGCGGTGAGGATGATGGCGAATGAAGAGACAGTGGAGATGGTCAAGGCAGACGGGATGATGAAGGTCGAGAGCACCTTCACGATGATGCTCTTCGTGAACCTCACCGACGGTGAGCTCGCGGACCGAGCGCGCGCGATGGCCGAGTGCCTGCGCAGAAAGGCCGAAGCGGAGCACGAGAAGGAGACCGTCACGAAGCAGGCAAAAACCCGGATCGCCGCGATCGAAGACGAGGTGGATGAGCACGCACGCGTCGTCCGCACCGGGAAAGAGGAGCGCGACATCGGCTGCACACTGCTCCGCAACGACAAGCTCGGGATCATGGTCACGATCCGCAACGACGACGGATCCGTCATCAGCACGCGGCCGCAGACTCCCGAGGAGAAGCAGACAAACCTCTTCGCCATCGCAGGCGGAGCGGCGCCAAAGCGCAAGGGCCGTCGCGGCGGGCACGCACCGACCACCACGGAATGGCAGGACGCGACCGACGCGGCGCAGGAGCCCGAGCCCGCGTGAACCTGCACCCTCACCAGGTGACGATGATCACGCGTCTGCGTGCTGCCTTCGCGGGCGGTGCGCGGCGCGTGGTTGCGCAAGCTCCGACGGGATTCGGCAAAACGCACACGGTCGCTGCGCTGATGGCCGACGGCGTGACGCAGGGCAAGCGCTACGTGTTCGCCGCGCATCTCGACAGCCTCGTCGAGGACACCGCGGAACGCCTGCGCGCGAAGGGCTTGCAGGTCGGCTACGTCCAAGCGGGCCGCCCTTCTGACCCAACTGCCCAGGTGCAGGTCTGCTCGCTGCAAACGATGCACGCGCGTGGCGAGCGCCCGCCTGGTGACCTGCTCATTGTCGACGAGTGCCACCGTGCGATGGCCGCCACGGTACGCCCGATCGTCGAGGCGTACCCGCTCGCGCTCGGACTCACTGCAACGCCGCAGCGTGGCGACGGGCAACCGCTCGGCGACGTGTTCGATAAGCTCGTGCCGGGGCCATCGGTGCGTTGGCTCACCGAACGAAACTTCCTCGTCGATGCGGACGTGATCGCGCCGGAGTCGGGCGAGGTCGACGCGCTCGCGATGGATCCTGTCGACGCGTATCGAGCGCACACCAACGGTTCGCGCGCGCTGCTCTTTGCCGCGGACCTCGCGCACGCGGCGCACCTGCAAGAGAGCTTCTCCTGCGCCGGCATCGGCGCAATGGTCATCAGCGGGGAGACGCTGCGGCATGACCGTGAGTACGCCCGCAAGTGGCTCGCCGAGCGGGCCGAGCGTGTGCTGATCAACGTCTCGGTCTGCATCGAGGGCTGGGACTGTCCACCCGTCGACGCCGTGATTCTCGCGCGGCCATTCAGCGTGTGTGGCTCGTTCCTCCAGGCCATTGGCCGAGGGCTTCGGCCGTCGCCAGGCAAGGAACTCTGCACGGTGGTCGACCTGCGAGGCTCCGTGTGGCTGCACGGGCTGCCTGACGAGGAGCGAGCATGGTCGCTCTCCGGCGAGGCCGTGCGGCCGAAGGAGGCGGTGACGTCGCTGCGGTACTGCGCGAAGTGCCTCGCCGTGGTGCGCGCCGCAGAGAAGGCGTGCGTGCGCTGCGGAGCCTCACTCACGGCGCGCACGGCGAAGCTTCCGCGCGTACTCCAGCGTGCCGTGCGACTGGAGCGGGTGCGCGAGCTCCCGCCCGAGCGGCGAGACGAGATCGCACTTCGAGGCATTGAAAAGAAAATGCTCGCCGCGGGCAAACCGCCGTGGCTCGCAAAGCAGATCGCGATTGGCATTGTCGAGCGGCAAAGGAAGGCAAGGGCGGGATGAGCGAGGCGGATCTGCAGCGTCGAATCATGCTCGCCATCGGCGCCATGCCAGGCGTCGTTTGCATGCGGAATGCATTGGCGATGGGCACACGCGTCAATGAGCGCACCGGCAAAGTTGCCCGTTTTCGGGCAGGGCTCGGCAGTGGCAGTGCTGACTTGATCCTTTGCGTCGACGGCCGATTCGCAGGCCTCGAGGTCAAAATGCCAGGCCAGAAACCACGGCAAAACCAGCGCGAATGGGCGGACGCGATCCGTGCGACCGGTGGGTTCGCATGCTCGGTCACGAGCGAGGCAGAGGCGATTGCAGCAATTGTTCGATTGAAGAGCGGGGCCAATCAATGAGCGCAGAATCTAAACAGGCCGACGCGGTGCACAACTCGGCGAGTGTTCAGCAGCTCGAGTTTTTTGCTAGTAGCGACCGCGGCGGCTGCGCGTTTGATGTCGGTGCACTCGATTGCGGATACGAGCAAGCGCCGAAAGTCGTCGGGCTTTGGAATGCCGATTCACGGCAAACAGAGGCCTACCACCTCGTCCGGGTTGAGCGCGGCTCCGTCCAGTACGTGAGGGTCTATTGAGCGCCCTCCGCTGGCTCTGCAACGCGTGCCGCGTCGGCACTCACGCGCGCGGCTACGACACGCCGTCAATCGCGGCTGCCACCACCGCGAGCAAGAAGCTCTCGCTCTGCGACCAGTGCGGCCAGCGCAAGCAGGTCATGCGCTGCCAGGGACCAAAGGGCGAGGAGGACGCGTGACAAGCCAAGTCCGACTCGAGCGAGAGGCGCAGCTCGGCGCGACTGCATGCGTGGCGCTCACGCATGCGCGACGCTGCCGCGCAGAAGCGCTCAGGCTCGCCAAGCGTGGGCAGGCGCTCCTCGAGGAGGGCTACCGGTGGGCGCGACTCGGCGACGAGGCCGGACGCCTTGCCGTGCGGATGAAGGCCCAGCGCGAGGCGGAGGACGCGGTGCGTGTGCCGGTGCGGTGCATGACGTGCGGGAGCGACCTCGCGCCCGAGGCGGAGGCGTGCGGACGGTGCGAGCAACCGGTGCGGAGGAGCGCGTGAGCGTCATCGAGATCCCTAACGTCGCCATCATCCACGAGACGCTGCTCGCCATCCTGGTGCTAGTCGAAGGGCGCAGCGTGTGGATTCCCAAGTCGTGTCTCGACGGTGACAGCGACATCTGGGCGAAGGAGGACGACGCGAAGTTCAACCGCGGCACGTTGCGCGTCGATGAGCGGTTCGCTCGAGGCGCAGGGCTTCACCGATACGCGAGGAGCGCATGATGTCGATCGACGAAGACGCATGGCGTGACCACGTCGTTCCACTTCGCCCGGTGGCGGACACGGACAACGTGCGGCCGGAGATCCGCATGACGGCGGACCTGCATCTGTCCGTCAACGCGGCGGTCGATGTGCTGCGCCATGACCTCGCGGTCTTTCATCGCGACGGCCATCTCGTGCACCACGTTCGCACCGACGCGACCGAGGCCGACGACTCGCTGCTCGAGGGCACACCGCAGATCCGCATCATGGCGGCAGCAACTCTAAGAGAGCGACTCACCGGCCTCGCGAAGTTCACTAAGTACGACGCGCGCAAGCTGCAGAAGAAAGACGCCAAGCCGGCCGACGCGTGGGTGCACTCCGTGCCGAGCGACCACGTAGTCTCAGCAGTCATCGCTCGCGGCATGTGGCCTTCCGTTCGTGCGCTCGTCGGGCTGCTCGAGGCGCCGTCGCTTCGCCCGGACGGAAGCATCATCGACAAGCCAGGCTTCGACCAGGCGACCGGGTTCGTGCTCGTGAGCTCGGATGTCTTCCCCGCCATTCCCGAAGCGCCCACGCAAGAGGACGCGGCGCGCGCGCTCGGCGAACTCGAGGAGGTCTTTTGCGACTTCCCCTATGCGAGGCCCGAGCATCGAAGCGCCGTTCTCGCCTCGCTGCTGACCATCCTCGCCCGCCCTGCCGTCGCCGGCAGCGTGCCCGCCATTGTGTTCGACGCGTCCACGCGCGGCTCGGGCAAGTCCCTTCAAGCCGACGCGGTGAGCATGATTGCCACTGGGCGCGGCACGTCGAAGATGAGCTACCCGCCCGACGATGCGGAGCTTGAGAAAGTGCTCGCTGCATACGCGCTCCGCGCCGCGACGATCGTCAACTTCGACAACGTGGTCCGCGCGTTCGGAGGCGGCCCGCTCGACCGATGTTTGACCGCAGTGGACACCGTGGAACTGCGCATTCTCGGCAAGAGCGAGGTGCCGTCGCTGCGCTGGCGAGCCGTCGTCATGTGCACCGGGAACAACGTCGCGCTCATCGGCGACACCGAGCGCCGCGTGATGTTCTCGCGCATCGAGTCTCCGCTCGAATCGCCCGAAGACCGCACCGACTTCAAGCACCCGCAGCTACTCGAGTGGGTGCGTGCCGAGCGGCCGCGCCTAGTCGCCGCAGCGCTCACGATCCTGCGTGCGTACGTGGTGGCAGGGAAGCCCGCGCTCTCGCGTCCGTGGGGAAGCTTCGAAGCGTGGGCGGCACTCATTCCCGGCGCGCTGGTCTACGCCGGCGCAGCCGACCCGCAGCTCGCTAGGCCCGCGGCAGATGGCGAGGAAGACGTCGAGAAGGCCGCGCTGACGACCATCCTGCACCACTGGGCGCGGCTCGATTCCGACGGCCACGGGATGACCGCGAAGAGTGCGATCGGCGCGCTGTATCCAAACGGCAAGCAGCCTTCAGCCGACCGCGCTCCGGACGGGTTCGACGATCTACGCGAGGCAGTGGAGGCGCTCACCAGCCCCAAAGACGGCAAGGCGCCGACTGCTAACGCGCTGAGTTATGCGTTGCGCCGGTTCAAGGCGCGGACAGTAGGAGGCAAAAGAATGCAATCAAAAACAGCACATGGTGGAGCACAAAAGTGGTCCGTAGTGTCCACTCGTTCACACAAGAGTGGTGAGGATGGTGACCATGGTGACGATGTTCCCAACCCTTCACGCGGAGAATGCTCCAAAGCAATTTCCAGAACTACGGCTGAAACATCGTCACCACTGTCACCATCGTCACCAGTCGACCAGGGCTGCTTCGATGATCTGATCGGGGGTGCGTCATAATGGCCCTCAAGCTAGACACCACGCGCGCCAAGGCATCACCTGCGCGCGAGACCCCGGCGCAGCTCTCCCGCGCCATCGTCGATGAACAGGTGCGCCACGTCGTGGACCTCATGGCGGACGACGCGTGGGGGCCGGACCTAGTGCCCGCGCTGGCGCAGGACTGGGGCTGTACCGAGGCCGCGGTTCACGACCGGGCTGCGCAGGCTGCACGCTACCTGCGGCTGCTCAGCGACCAGTCAGAGCGCGAGGCGCTGCGTGTTCGGTGGCTGCGTCGACTCGATGCGATCGCGATGACGGGCGACAACCGCGATTCGGTGGCGGCGATCCGTGAGGGGCGCGAGCTCGGCGCGATGACGGCGGCGATCCAACTCGCGCCGGCGCCGCAGGTGGCGTTCCGCACTGCGCGCGAGGCGCTGGCGTGGGCAGAGTCGGCGATACCGCGATTGCGTGAACAAGCAGCGGCAGAGGAACAGCGGGCATTGCCTGCGGAAACGGAGGACGGCAATGGCGATTGAAGAGAAGCTGCGGCGCAAGCTGCAAAAGAAGGGCGCGAACCTCGCGCTAGTGCATTCGACAATGGCGGACGCGAATGGCGTCGTGCAGCACCCGGCGAGCGGGAAGGGCGCGTTCGGTGTGGGTCGCGACGAGGCACACGTGTGCATGGCGTTCGGCGAACTTGCAGTGCAGATGACGCCGGCCGAGGCGGACGACATTGCAGACGAGATGCACATGCTCGCGGCGGAGATCCGCGCGGAGCAGCGTGGCGAAAAGCCGGATGGTGCAGCGTGAAGGAGCCTTCTAACTCGTGATGAAGCAGCGCGAGGAGCAGGTCGCTAGGTCGCATCCGTGCAAGTGCGAGCCACGCGTCAGGCCTTGGGACTACGAACTCGGCTCGTATGCGTGCATTGCGTGCGACCGCCTTGCGTCGCAATGCGTGTGCGGCTCGGATGAGGCACACAGGGTCGTCATAGGTGTCAATCGAGACACGGGAGAACTCACTTTAGGAGCCGTGCGCAACTTCATGGTGAAGGCGTGATTCCGCGTCTCGCACGACCCGAAGACCTCGGGCTCGTTCGCTCCTCGTGGCTACGTAGCTACTCGACGAGCGACTTCGCGAAGTACCTCACGCCACCGGATGTGTGGCGCAAAAACGAAGCTGCGGCGGAGTACTGGAACGCGCAGCGCCGAGTCATCGAGCATCTGCTCGCGAGAGCTCGCACCGAGGTACTGGACGACGACGGTGTGTTGACGGCGTGGTGCTGCTCCGAGCCCGAGCGCGGCGTGGTGCACTACGTCTACGTGAAGCACATGGGCGACCGGCGCGGGCGTGGACTCGCGCGGACGTTGCTCCGTGACTTCGAGGCGCGCGACGAGGTGCTTTACACGCACCGTTCGCGGAACCTGGATTCAAAGCGGCTGCCTGCAGGCTGGCGGTTTTCGTGGCATTCAATCTTTGGCGAGGAGAAAGCGGCATGACGAAGCTCGAACGAGTGAGATTCGACACTCACGTGCAGGACCTCGGATCGACCACTGCGAAGATGCAGCAGACCTTCGAATCCAGCGACGACCTCCGGCTCGAGATGGCGCCGGACGGCGACGTGCAGATGACGGCGCGCGGCAAGTCAAAGTGGATCAGCAGGCACCACGTGATCGAGTGGGTCGAAACGCCCGCTGAGTTCCTTCGACCTGCACTCGGCGACGCAATCCAGGTCGACCCATGCACTGAGCCGCGCCCAGCCACGCCCGAGGAGATCGCGAAGCTAACCCGCTCGGAGCAGGTACGCAAAGCGGCCAATGCCCGCTATGCGAAAGGCAAGGCCGCCGATGGCAAGTGAGTTCTCCAACTGGCCGGTCTGCGCGACGTGCAGCATGGCCCGCAAAGCGCGCATCGTCGTCGAGGGCTACGAACGCATTGAGGAGCGCGCGCGTTCGCCGTTCTGCCGCTACGACATCATCATTCTCGCTGAGTGCAGCCACGGGAATCCGAACCCGAAGGCGGTCTACAAGCAGGCGGCTCGCATCGGGGTCCGATACTGGTGGGGCGCGGCGCACGAGATGGCTGCGATCCAGGCGTGCGTGTTCTTCAAGCCGGGCGACAAGGAGATCCGTCACGGTCTTGTGGAGAGCATCACGTGAGCGACGAAGCCAAACGCGACTCGTCCTGGGTGGCGGACTACAAGGCCTCGCGGAAGCGGGCATGCGCCGCACTGAATGTGCTGGCGTCCGGGTTCGCAACGTCGGTGCATGTCGAAGCCGCTCTCGATGCGGTGGCGGACTACGTCGACAAGCGCACCATCGCGAGGTGTGCACGCGTAGAAGGCGAGGAACCAATCCGATGAATGTCCTCGACGAGACGTGGAGCGTCGAGGTGGTCACCGGACAAGGCTGCCCACCTGCGGTGTATGACCCCACTCCCACTCCGCGCCCGCCAGAGTTCTGGCTAGACTTCGGCGAGCGAGAAGATGTGCTCGTGTCGACGGATGGCCCGTTCGCGAAGCTCGTCGCTCTCGCTCCGCAGATGGCGCGCGTTCTGTTGGCGAACGAATGGCGTGGAGCGCAGCTAGATGGCAGGGCCTACGCGGCTGGATGCGCCGAATGCAAGAACGACGAGCACGAGGGGCATCTCGCAGTCTGCGAGATGGGCAAGCTCTGCGACCAGCTTCGCGCCTTGCAGGCCGGCGACTGATGGCCATAGTCTCGCGCCATGCGCTGGTTTCCCCTGCTGCTCCTCGCCGCCTGCAGTGCGCCCACGGCTCGCCAGTTCGTCGGTCCCGACGGCTCGCGCGATTGGTGGCGTGTGCGCGGCAGCGACCGCGGCGAGCTGCTGCAGATGGCCGGGCAGCGCTGCCCTACGGGCTACACGATCCTCGAGCAGGGCGGCGGACTGACCGTGCGGTGTCACGGAGCCAGCGCACCGCGGCCGCAAGTCGAGGAGAAGTGCATCGGAGAGTACCACCTGCGCGGCTGCTACGAACAGTGGATGCGTCACTGGCATTGGACGGAGACGCCACCGGAGCAGTGACGTGACTGCGGAGCTCGCGGGGTTCGCCGCGCTCCGCGAAGCCTTCGAACTGCACGCCGATCGCGTGCTGCGTGAGCTCTACGACGTAGACACGAAGCTCGTCGCGAAGGGCTTCCCTGCCCTATCGCCGTGGTGGCGAAAGACGTTCCGACGCTGGTACCGGTCAGGCAAGCGGCAGCTTGTCATCCGAGCCGGACGACGCGCCGGCAAGTCGTCATCGCTCTCGCGACTCGCAGTCGTCGAAGCGCTCTTCGGCAAGCACGACATCCCGCCGGGCGATGTTGGTGTAGTCGCGTTCATCTCGACGACGCGTGACGAAGCCTCGCAGCGGCTCGCGACCATCCGCGCGATCCTCGATGCGCTCGGCGTGAAGTATCGCCCGGTCGACGGCGGCGTCGGACTTATTGACCGGCCGGTGGTCTTCAAGGTGTACGCCGCCACGGTCTCAGGCGTCAGCGGCTTCACGAGCATCCTGGTCATCTGCGACGAGGTTGCGAAGTGGAAGGACCGCGACACCGGCGCGAACCCGGCGAGCGAAGTCCTCGCGAGCGTGCGGCCGACAATGGCCACTCAGCGCGAGGCGCGAATCGTCCTGAGTTCGTCGCCGATGGCCACGGTCGACGCGCATTACGACGCGTTCGAAGAGGGCGAGACGGCGCAGCAGTGCACCGCTCACGCGACGACATGGGACGCGAACCCAACGGTGACCGAAGCGGACACGCACGCGCTCGAGCCGAACGCGAAGACGCGGGCACGCGAGTACGGAGCCATCCCGCAGGATGAGCTCGAGGAGTCGCTGTTCTCGTCGGACGACTTGACGAAGGTAACCCGCACCATCGAAGCGTCACCGGCGCTCGACGCGGAACTCTACCCGCTGCTGCAGCGCGGAGACATCCCGCCGGAGCCTGGTCACTCGTACGTTGCCGCGATGGATCCGGCTACGCGCCGCAATGCGTGGACGTTCTCAATCGCGACTCGTCGGCTGGTCGACGGCAAGGTGAAGAAGAGCATCGTGGTCGCGCGCGAGTGGGTGCCAGCGCCCGGCGCAAAGCTCTCGCCAAAGGCCACATTCAAGGCGATCGCCGAGGTGTCGAAACCGTACGGGATCCGCCTCGTGTGGACCGACCAGTGGAGCAACGACTCACTCGCAGAGCAGGCACGCGAAGTGGGGCTCGTGCTCGTCGAGGAGATCATCGGCCGTGCGAACAAGCTGGAGATGTTTCTCGACCTGCACGATCGCGTGCTCGATGGCGACGTGGAGTTCCCACCAGGCAAGCACTTCCGGCGCGACATGCTCTGCGTGAAAAAGGTCACCACGCGCAACGGGCCGCACATCGAGTTCGTCGTCGACGGTGACCGGCATGCCGACTTCGCCGCGGTGACCGGGCTGGTGCTGAGCAAGCATGTGGACGCGCCAGTGGTGCCCAACCCCGCGTGGGGCACACCCGAGCAAGTCGAGGCTGATGCGGAGAAGCGCACTCGCGCGCGGTACATCGCGAACCCGAAGAAACCATGGTGGCGCAAGGGCGCTTTGCGTGCATAACTGGGCGCATGCCGTTGGGGATGACGGAAAGTCGAGCCGCACGTCATGGTGCAAGGCATGGGGACGACGACGGAGCATTCTGCGTGGGTGCGGTTCGCAACCGTGACGCGCAGACGATGACCGTCGCTGACCATGTCGCCGCCGCCCGAGCAGGGGACGGACCCGATGAACTGACGGAGTAGACGACTCGTCAGGCCCGCCCTGCGCTCCACTTCGGTGAGGTGCAGAGCGGGCAGGCCGAGTCGCTGAAGGGGCAGCAGGTCGAAAGACTCGCTGCCCTTTTTCTTTGCGCAGCGACTCCAATAAATTGGAGCGTTTGCCAACGTATTGGAATCACGCTACCCCTTAGCCATGTCGCAGGTGGACATCGCGCAGCTCGCCACGCTCCACGATTGGATGCGTGAGCACGGCGTGGTGAGGGCCCGCGCGGGCGACGTGGAGTTACTCCTCGGACCAGCGCCAGCACCGAAGCGCAGCGCCGATCCTGAACTCGCGCAGGCCGACGAGCAGGCAGCGAAGGACGCCAAGCGCCGCAAGGCGCTCCGGCTCCAGCTCGGACGTGAGCCCACGGATCACGAGATGAAGGTGCTGCCGTGAGCACCGAGACCGACGGCCGCTTCTGGACGGGTGATCCCGAAACTCGGTGGCAACGTGCGCAGGCCAGACAGCGCAAGATCCGCTCGCAGCAGTCGGTGCTCCGCCGCACGTACTTGCTGCACGCCGCGCTCTATCGCGATATCCCGACGCTCGGTCTCGGACCGTACGCCTACGCGCAGCCGGACCCCACTGCGGACGAACTCCGCATGAACATGATCAAGGCGGTGATCGACACGTACGTGAGCATGGTCACGCGCTCGACGCCGAAGCCGATGGTCATCACGACGGGCGGCGACTGGAGCCTGAAGAAGCGTGGCAAGGGCATGTCGCGATGGTGGGAAGCGAAGGCGGATGAGTCGGAGTTCTATGACGCCACCTCGCAGCCAATTGCGCGCGACCACGCAGTGTGGGGCACTGGTTGGGTCAAGGTCTTCGAGGAGAACGAGCAGATCCCCGAGCTCGCCGACGTGAGCTTCGAGCGCGTGTTGCCTTGGGAGATCACGATCGACGATGCGGAGACGCAGCTCGGTTTCCGCTCGGTGCGCACGTTCTGGCATCAGAAATGGTACGACCGCGAGGTGCTCTGCGAGATGTTCCCTCGCAAAAAGAGCATGATCCGCGATGCTCCTCGGCACGACGAGAGCGACGACGATCTCTGGTCTTCGTGCGACACGGATGCGGATCTCGTCTGCGTGTCCGAGGCGTACCGGCTGAAGTCGACGCCGCGATCGGAAGACGGTCGACGGCTGCTCTACTTGCCCAATGGCCCGCTCGCGGATGTCTCGTACGACGAGATGACCCTACCATTCGTGCCGAGCTACCGCGCGACGCCGCCGCTCGGCGTGCACGGCATCAGCATCCCGCACGAGCTTCGCGGGCTGCAGATGTCGATCAACCAGGATCTCATCGACGCGGAGGACGCGATCCGCCTTGTCGCGCGACCGAAGTGGTTCGTGCCCGAAGGCGCGAACGTTCCGGATGCGCACCTCGACGACGACATCGCGAGCATCATCCGGTACGCGGGCGGAACGCCTCCGACCGTGGGAACGCCGGGCATGGTGCTCCCACCCGAGTTCTACTCGTTTCTCTGGGCGAAGTGGCAGAAGGGCTTCGAGCTTATTGGGCTCTCTCAGCAAGCATCGACGGGTGAAGTCGATCACGGCGTGAGCGGTAGCGGAGCGAGCATCCGGGCGAGCACGGACATTCGTGACGGCCGCTTCTTCGAGGCTCAGAAGAAGCGCGAGACGTGGCACATGACGGTGGCCGATCGCGCCTTCGATATTGCTCGCCGCATCGCGAAGAAGAACCCGAAGTACGCCAGCACGTACCAGGCGAAGACGTACATCGAGGTCGTCAACTTCGCCGACGTCGACATGCAGCGCGACCAGTACCGCTTGCGCGTGCTGCCCATCTCGTCGCTATCGAGCAACCCGGCGCAGCGACTTGCGCAGGTGAAGGAGCTCTACGCGGACGGAGCGATCGACGTCGAGACGTATCGCGGACTGCTCGACTATCCAGACCTCGAGTCCGAGCAGAACCTTTTGAATTCGCCTCGCGCGCTCGCCGAGAAACTGATCGAACGCTTCCTCGAGGCCGACGATCCGGACGAAGACGATGTGTACATCGCGCCCGATCCGAACTGGCCGCTCGAGAAGATGAAGGTCCGGTTTCTCTACGCGATCTGCTCCGCGCAACTCGACGGTGCGCCGGATGAAAACGTAGCGCTGCTCGACCAGTGGGTGAGCGCTGCGGACGCGCTCCTCGCGGACAAGGCTGCGCAGGCCGCCGCGATGGCGCCACCGCCCTCACCGATGGGCGCACCGCCGATGCCTGGCGGTGCTCCAGCCCCGCCGATGATGGGCGCTGGCGAGATGTTGCAATGAACAGGGGAAACACATGGCCGACGACAACCAGGAAGTAGCCAGTTCGACAATTGCCGGTAAGACGGCATCTCCCGCAGATATCGAAGCGCTGCTCGAGGGCGAAGGCTCTACGAGCGTGGACGCTGCTCCCGACGAGGAGGCGGCCGTCGACCCCCCTGCGAAGGCCGCCAAGCAGTCGGAGGCAGCGTCGACGACCGAAGAGGAGTCTGTCGCGAAGGAAGTCGCTGCGGACGAAGAGAAACCGAAGGACACGACCGAAGAGAAGAAGGTCGGCGCGCTTGCGCTGCAGCTTCGCCGGCAAGAGAAAAAGCTCGTCGAGCGCCAGCAGGCACACGCGCGCGAGCGTGAGGACTTCGCCCGCGAACGCACGCAGCTCACCGGCGAGGTCGAAGCGGCGCGCAAGCTTCGCGCGGACGCGAAAGCGGACCCGCTGGCGTGGCTTGAGAAGGAGCACGGCATTACGGCGCAGGACATCGCTCGCCGCGTGCTCAACGGCGGCAAGCCGGCCGAGGATGAGACGGCGCGCGAGCGAGATGCACGGCTCGCGGCACTCGAGAAGCGCGAGGCCGATCGCGAGGCAGCAGCAGCGCGCGAGCGTGATGCGCAGCGACTCGCGCAGGACACGAAGAAGAGCGAGACGGACTTCGTCGCGCTCGTACGCAAGCACGCTTCGGCCGTGCCCTCGATTCAGGAATTCGACGACGGCGAACTCGTCGAAGAGGCGTACACCGAGATCAATCGCCAGTGGCGAATCGCGGACCGTGAAGGGCGTAAGCGCAAGCAGTACTCGGACGCCGAGATTGCCGACTTGCTCGAACGGCGCTACAGCAAGGTCAGAGGCCCCAAACAGAGCGCAGGGGCTGGAACCGAGAGAGACGCGTCGCGAGATGCACCCAAGGGTTCTGAGAGTGGCAACGGCCGCCGAGGGCAATCGGCCGGAGACGCGGATAACACCGCACCGACGCTTTCCGCACGTACAGCGGGCGAACGAGCCTCCGTACCAGCCGACCCTCTGATCCTCGACGAGGACGAAGAGCGCGACGCCATCAAGCGCGAACTCGCTGAAGCGAGACGAACGCACGGGACGTAGGCCACGCACGCGACACGGCGGGAGCAACGGCGGTGACAGACCGACCGGAGCTCTCCAATGGCAGCGAACGCAGCGCTCGTCGACTCGACGGCGATCCTCAAGAAGAAGTACAACCAGCCCAAGGTCTATTGGCTTTCGTACAAGGCCAATCCCGAGATCGCCGACGTTCGCAAAGACGAGACGTACGGCGGTGAAAACAAGGTCATCGCGGTTCAGACCGAGACCCCGCAAGGCGCTGGCGTCACCATCGCGACGGCCCAAGCGAACCTGCTTCAGGGCTCGTACAAGAAGTTCACGATCACGCACATCAAAGACTACGGCGTAGCCCGAGTTGATGGTGATGCGCTGAAGGGCGCGAAGAAGAACGAAGACGCGCTGATCGACCTTTGGAAGCGGGAAATGGATGGGATCATCCACACCGTTACTCGGTCGCTCGCGATCCACTTCTGGCGCAACGGCACCGGATCCCGTGCGCAGATCAGCGCCAGCGCGACAATCGCCAGCGCGACGTTGCTGCTCCGACTCGTTTCGGACATCAGCAACTTCAGCGTCGGGATGAAGGTCCAAGCGACGGACACCGACGGCGGAACACTCCGCAACGCGGGCGCAGTCGTCACGCTCTCCGCGGTCAACCGCCGCACGGGAACGATCACCACGGCTGGCGGCAACTGGTCGGTGCAGATCGGCGCGATCACGGTCAACGACTTCCTCTACCGCTCCGGAGACCTCAACGGGATGGTGAGCGGCGTGCAGGCTTGGGTGCCTGCGTCCGATCCTTCCGCCACTACGTTCTTCGGCCTCGACCGAACGAGCGATGTGGTTCGCCTCGGTGGCCAGCGCCTCGACGCGGCGAATATGCCGATGAGCGAGGCACTCATCGAGTCGATCTCGCTGATCGACGTCGAGATGGCCGGCCAGCAAAACGAGCTCGTGGCCTGGATGCACCCGCGCGATGCCGCGCAGTACATCAAAGAGGCCGAGGGCAAGGTGCAATACACCCGCGTCGAGCGGCCGATCAAAGGCTCCTCGGTGAAGGTCGGGTTCAAGGCGATTGAGGCCGAAGTCGAAGGCACGAGCGTCATGGTCCGGACGAGCATCAACGTCCCGCGGCAGAAGTGCTTCGTCACCGACTGGTCGACGTGGGCGCTCGAAACGATGGGACCCGCGCCGCACATTCAGGACTACGACTCGAACCAGTTCCTTCGAGTCTCCAATGAAGACTCGCTCGAGGTGCGCGTCGCGTACTACGGACAGGTCTCGAATGCCGCTCCGTGCGGGACGGTGCACATCTCGAACTTCGGGGTGAGCTCGTGAGCGGAGTAAGGGCCCGCTTCCGGAACGTCAGCGCGAAGTCGCGCGAGCTGACGCTTCTCACCGGTCGTTGGACCGGCGCGGGCGCTGCTGTTCCGACGAAGGTCGGTGTCGGAACGGCAGCGGTCACCGGGCGAGGGATGACGCTCACGCGCTCCGGCGTGGGCGCACTAACGCTCACTCTCGACGAGACATGGCCGGTGATCCAGGCGTCTCACATTACCGTCCACGCCGTCGTGCGAAAGCAGCTCGTGATTACGCCGGTCACGGCTGCCGGCGTCTACGCGATCCAGGTCGAGACTCCGGCGACCGACGTGGCAGCAGCCGTCGCCGTCGACCTGGCGGCGGCCGACGAACTGCAAGTGCTGATCGCGGCCAGCTACACGGGGAATCCGTGAAGAAGCCGGGATTGGCCGTATTGCTCGGCGAGGCAAAGCCAGAGGATGACGAGGACGCGCCCGCGTCGGAGCGTGGAGGCGACTCCAAGTCCGAGGCGCAGCGCATCCTCGACGCCATCAAGGCAGGCGACGCCGACGAACTCGACGACGCACTGAAGGGCCACTACGCGGCCTGCGAGGGCGACTGAGTCATGCCCCGATCGCGCCAGCTCACCCAGATGCTGGGAGACGTGCGATCGGAATCCGACCAGGTCAACTCTACGTTCTGTTCGGACGCGGAGTTGACCGAGTGGATCAACCAAGGGTGGGCTGAGTTCTACGACTTCCTCGTGATGAGCGGGGAGCTCTACTACCTCACCTCAGCGACCGTCGCGATTACCTCCGGCAACGCGTCGTATGGTTTGCCGGACGACTACTACAAGACGCGCGGCGTTGACGTTCTCGTTTCAGGCTCAGTGAGCGCTGGCAATGAGCGATACGAGAACGCGAAGCGGTACAACTTCGAAGAGCGCAACGACTACGACGTGAGCTCTTGGGCCTGGCCATCGTGCGTTTACTACGACATCCGCGGCGGGAACCTTCACTTCATCCCGAAGCCGGCCAGCGCGAACACCGTCATCCACCATTACTACCCGTATGCAGCGCGGCTCGTGAATGGGACGGACGCCGTCGACGGGATCAACGGGCATGAGCGGTATGCGATCGTCTACGCCGTCATCCTCGCGAAGAAGAAAGAGGAGAGCGACGTCAGCGTCGAACTCGCGCAGCTCGAGGCACTAAAGAACCGCGCGCTCAGCACCATCAAGACACGCGATCTGGGCAGTGCCCCGCGTGTTCGTCAATCGCGTCGGCAGCAACGCAACTCGCCGCTGATGAACGGTCGGAGGTGGCCGTGAGCCGCGGTGGCGTCGCGTTCATCCCGCAGCAGGCGAGCGCCGATGACTCGGCGGAGTCTCGTGCACGCCAGATAAACGAACTGCAGCGTGGGGCTCGTGCCGCTGCGCGGCCGACGCGCGACTCTCCGTTCACGCAGGGGGGCGTAATCGTGTCGGAGGAGACGGCGGGCGTCGAGGGGATCTCCTTCACGGCTGGCGTTGACAAGACGATCACGCACGGACTCGGCAAGCGCCCGAAGTACGTCGTCGTGCTGTCTGCTCGCGACGGCTACGCACCGGCTCCGATCCGCACGGACCAGAGTGATGCGCTCGACGCGCAGAGCGTCGTGCTGCGCTTCCAGAACACGACCCGGGTCATCCTTTGGCTGGGTGGCGTCTGATGGTGCTCGACGTCCGCTCCGTCGACTTCACCTTCTCGTCCGGCTTGTCCGAGCGCGAGGACGACTTCCTTGTTTCGCCGCCGAAGTGGTCCGTGCTGCGCAACGTTCGCATGCGCAAGGACGGCTCGGTGCAGAAGCGCTTCGGTTCGACCGCGCTTGGCACGGCGCTCTACGGCGGTGGCAATCTGTCGGAGGCAGCGGTCACCGCGGGATTCCGCGACGAGCACGTGATCTGCTCGAGCGCGGCGCTCTACTCACGCGTCGACGCGACATCGCAGTGGGTGAATCGCGATCGCCTGCAGCTCCCCACGGTGAAGCGGACGATGATCGCGCAGGGCCCGCAGATTCTGATCGACGCGGGTGTGGCGATCGGCGGCGGGATGCTGATCTACACGTGGCTTTCCGATCGCGTCGCGGCGACGTTCTACCGGGGCAACGTCTACGCACTCGTTGTCGACGCATCGACGGGCGCGGTCATCCTTGGCCCGACGCAGCTCACGACGGGTCAGACGAGCATGAACCCGAAGGTGCTGGTCTCCGGCGCCTACGCGAAGGTCGTCTACGCGGACAACGCGGGCAACATCAAGGCGCGCACGCTGCTGCTCGCTACGCCGACGAGCTTCGCCGCTGCGGTCAACTTGGTTACCGATGCAATCGTGAGCGCGAACAACGTGCCCTACGACGCGTGTGCAGTCGAAGGCGCGACGACGTTCGCGATCGTCTACGAGAAAAACGCAGCTGCGCCGAATGTACGCGTCGCGCGGTTCACCGATGCCGCCGTGGCGACGTCTGCGGTGACACTCACCGAGGCTGCTGCGCCGGCAAAGCAGGTCTTCGCGGTGCTAGCGATAAGCGCCGACAACCAGCTTTGGGCCGCGTACTCGTACAACGACGGCGCGGGAAACTGGCTCACGCGGCTCGCTGGCGTGAACCTCACGACGGGCCTCGAGAATCGAGCGCCTTTCACGATCCGGTCGACGGCAGCGGCGACAGAGCAAACCGACCAGCTCGGGCTCGCGCGACGCAGCAGCACCGAGGTGCAGGTCATCGCGAACACGTTCGGCGGCGTAGGTGGACTCTGGACGCAGATCGCAAACTTCGCGGGCGTACTAGTCGGCGCGAGGCGGATCACCGAAGGCTTCTCGGGAATTGCGGTGCAGTCGAAGCCCTTCGTCGTCAATGGCAAGGGGTATGTGCAGATCGTCAAGTACTCGTCGATCCAAGGCACGCATTACCTAGTCGACACTGCGCTCGATGACACCAGCGCGAACGCGTATCCGGCGCGCGTCGTCGCGCGCATGGCGCCTGGACTGAGCGGGTCGCTCGGCGGCGTGCTGCGCTCCGTATCTGCACTCTCCTCCGTCGCTCTGGTGACATCTACGGACGTCGTCCTCGCGGTGCAGACCGCGCTGAGTTCCGCGGTGCGCTCGGGCGTCGGGCAGTACCGCTTCAACTTCGACGCATGGCGGAAGCGTCGCGCGATCGAGCTCGGCGACAACCTGCACTTGAGTGGCGGGAACCCTGCGTACTTCGACGGAACAACGGTCGCGGAGATCGGCTTCGACTACTACCCAGAGGTTGGCGCAGCAGCGACGGCAGTCGTCGGCGCTGGCATGACGCCAGGCACCCGCGTCTACCAGTTCACGTACCAATACACGGACGCGAAGGGGCAAGTGCACGAGAGCGCTCCGTCGCCGCCCGTGTCGGTCACCACGGCGAATGCCGGCGCGACGAACCGCGCGACGTTCACGCTGCCGACGTTGGTGCTCACCGCGAGGCAGGACTTCGAAAACGGGTTCAGGCCGCAGGTGTCGATCGTGATCTACCGGACGATCGCAGGCGGGTCGGTTCGTCAGCGGCTCACGCCCGACGAGACGCCGACCGGACTTCTGAACGATCCAACGGTCGGCTCGATCACGTGGAACGACGACGCGCCGGACTCGGACCTTTCGGGTCAGCCTCCGATCTACACCACGGGACCGTCTGGACGCGGACGACGCGCGCACACCGCGCCGCCGTGCATGCCCACGATCGTGCTGCACAAGCGCCGGCTCTTCGGAGTGGGCGACGACGCGCGTTCGATCTGGTTTTCGGGTGAGCGTGTCGAGCGCGAAGCGATCTGGTTCTCGGACACCCAGGTGATCCCGTCGGAGTACGACGTCACCGCGCTCGGATCACTCGACACGGCGCTCGTGATCTTCGGGTCTCATGCCGGCGAGGTCGCACTGCTCTACGGCGACGGGCCTACGGACACGGGCGACCAGAACGACTACACGACGCCGAAACGTGTCCCATCGACGGTCGGCTGCATCGATCAGCGCAGCGTGGTGACCTCACCAGAGGGATGCTGGTTTCAGGCCGACGACAAGC